ATGGCTGCCACCCCTCCTTCAGTTTTTGTGTCAGTCGTTTCGCAAGGTCTGACGGCGATGCCGCCCTGACAACATCATAGTGTTTAAATGCCATGAATCCTCCCGGCCGGGATAATATTGTGAGTAAAATAAGGAGCGGGCTGAAGTCCGGAAGTTACAGGACAATGGCAGAAGAGAGACGACAGCCCGCAATTCGAAAAAGACCGCGCAGTTGCGCAGCCTTATGAATTCTGGTTAAAATCCATTCGATTATAAAAATGTATATCTCATGCTGTTGCCCGAACCCACTCGGGCTTTTTTTGCCCACAAGAAAGCCCCTCCGGAGAGGGGCTAAAGCCGCGTATCTGTATCATCATGCACATGGTGCCGGGTGCCTCCCGGTGAGTTCAGCCCGGTGCCACTAAACCCGCGTCATTCTCGTTTTGATAATCAGAGATTATACCGTCACCAGTCGCCCCTCCGCTCAGGGGGATTCACCATGCGAAATTTTTTTAACAAATGCCCAGTCTGACAGGCAACTGTCAACTTACTGAATTGTGAGCAACATAGCATTTAACGGGGAACCTGTTTTCTGCAGTAAAAAGGCCCACCGGAGCGGATGGGCCTGGAAGGATAGCGGTCATGTGATGCCGGTTTCCCGGTAACTCAGCACCGGTATCTGAGTCAACGTTTTCTCTACTGGGTCATTTCCGATACGCCCTGCCTGCTGACAGGCTTTCATCACATCTGAAAATATAGCACCCTGACTGATACTGTAGTACCTAAGGTTCCAGAAACTGTGATGTATCCGGCACAGAAAAGCCCCTCCGGAGAGGGGCTGGAGAGTGGCACTATGTGCCATTGCATGGTGCCGGGTGCCTCCCGGTGAGTTCAGTATCAGCACCTGAACCCGCACAGAAAGGATAAGGGTCGGTGACAAAACACCAGTTGCTGATTGCCCCTCCGCACAGGGGGATTCACCATGCCAGTTTCTTTTAACAAACTCCCCGCAAACCAGACAACAGTCAACCGCCTGAATTGTGAGGTATTTAAAAATTTCAACGGGTAACTGATACCCTGCTAATCGCCTGATGCTTTCTTTTTCAGCAACGGGAAAGCAACAACCACCACACCCGCCACCAGCACACCGTCAGCCAGCACTGACATTATCCGGCTGCTGAAGTCCACCATCACCACCAGAAACAGCAGGAGCGCAACCACAGCCAGACGCATTTTTACCGTCACAGATGATTCTCCAGACGAAGGCCCAGAACACCGGCAATCTCTTCCAGCACCTTGCGCTCTTCCGGCTCTATTTCGCCGTCTGCTTCGGCAATGGCCACCGCCACATCCAGCACGTCTTCCGCTTCACGCGTATCGTGTTTCACATCCTCGATCTCACGTAACGCCGCACGACGACCAATTTTAAAGTTCGTATCCAGCTGACCGATAATGGTTGCGCTAATCGCATTAATTTCTGACGTAAACGCGGACAAGGTGGGCTGGTTACGTAATACCTGTTCGATCTTCGCTTTCTCGGAAGCCTCACATTCACCATCGGCATAAGCCACCAGGTATGCAGCGTTAATCACTGCCTGTGCCAGATCGCGTTTTTCAAACTTTTTAATTTCCGCAGACGCTCTGCGGGTTTTCTTTTTGAAGATTCCAAGCATTGTGACGTTCCTTTGGGTGGGTGAGCCAACGCCCGGGAGCGATCTGCCCACAGAGAAAGTCACACTGACCACTCCGTAAGCTCACCCCCGAAAGGCTCTGTGGTTGATATGCGCCGGGCGTGGCGCGGATACAAAAAAGGCCCGCAAAAGCGAGCCGGGAAAAATAAGTCTGGCGCGTTGTACTGGATTCGAACCAGTGACCGATTGCTTAGAAGGCAATTGCTCTGTCCGGCTGAGCTAACAACGCAGAATGCCGATAAATGGACCGCCATCGAGGACTCGAACCCCGCGCAACCAGCTTCGAAGGCTGGCGCTCTATCCCGATGAGCTAATGGCGGTATGTGATATGGTGGCCCTTGCTGGATTTGAACCAGCGACCTGGCGATTATGAGTCGCTCGCTCTCACCACTGAGCTAAAGGGCCGGGCGCAGGATAATAACGGTACGTAACTAATCCTGCAATATCATCCGTTCTGACTGGCTAAATCCTGAACTTCCCTGACCGTCTGTTCAAAACGTTCAGTCTCCAGCTCAACGCCTGTAGCACGACGCCCCAGCGCCATCGCGGCTTTGACTGTCGAACCCGACCCCATGAAGAAATCTGCAACCAGGTCACCCGGACGACTGCTCGCACTGATTATCTGCTGCAGCATTTCTGCCGGTTTTTCGCACGGATGTTTCCCGGGATAGTACTGCACCGGTTTATGCGTCCACACATCCGTGTACGGCACCTGCGCCGTCACGCCAAAATACCGCCGCAGATGCTTATATTCACTCTGCAGTTCCGCATACTGCCGGTTCAGTGAAGTATACGTCTCCAGCAGCTGGTGGTGGGGCTTTTCCAGTTCACCCCGCTGATGCTTCTCTTCTGCCACCCGGGCAAACAGCGCCTGTAATTTCAGATAATCACTTTCGTTCGGCAGCTGCCACTGACTGGCACTGAACCAGTGCGACACCATGTTTTTCTTTCCTGTGGCATCCACTATCTGTTTTGCCGTTATCCCCAGGGCAGCGCGCGCATCACGAAAGTAAGCAATCAGCGGGGCCATCACATGCTGTTTCAGTGCCCTGCCCTTCGCCTCATACCCGGCATCTTTCGGACGATACGGCCCCTGATAATGTTCCGCGAACAGAATGCGCTCTGTGGCGGGGAAATACGCCCGCAGGCTTTCCTTGTTGCACCCGTTCCAGCGTCCGGACGGCTTTGCCCAGATAATATGGTTCAGCACACTGAAGCGTTCACGCATCATGATTTCGATATCAGATGCCAGGCGATGACCACAGAACAGGTAAAGACTTCCGGCAGGTTTCAGCACCCGCCAGAACTGCGCCAGACACTGGTCCAGCCACTTCAGGTAATCATCGTCGCCCTTCCACTGGTTATCCCAGCCCTCAGGCTTCACTTTAAAGTACGGCGGGTCCGTGACTATCAGGTCAACAGAATTTTCGGGTAACGACCGGATAAATTCCAGGCAGTCGGCGTTGATTAACTCACAACTGGATATTTTTACAGTATTAAGCATGGATCATTAAACCTGTCTCTGATAGGCTCATTCTGCTTTTGCGCAAAGCAGTGGGCCTGAGGTTTGCTTGTGATCCAGACGCATGAGCAGATGGCTGGTGAGTGCCCCTAACACCCACCAGCCGCCCATTTACCACAAATAAAAAAGCCTTCAGGACTGAAGGCGTCTGTAACAACCAAACTGATAGTCTGCCAGACCCGCCATAACCAGCTGGGTCAGTATTAACTGGCAGCGTTCGCGTGAAAGGTAAGTATTCTGCGCTATCTCCCCGACTGTCGCCGGTTCGGTAACGCTTAATTCATTAAACACCACTCTGGCGGTTTCTGTCATATCCTGCTGTTTTAGCATGTCTTTTTCCCTTTTCCGGTTAACGTGACACACCAATAACTCTTGTCGAAAAAGCCAGCAAGCTGAAAGACAGGTATTCACCGCCACCAGCGCGTTTACTGTACTGACGCGATTTCAGTCATAAAAAACCCGCCAGGCGGCGGGGTGTAAAAAATCTTCTAACGTCAGGCATAAAACGCCCATCGTTAGAGCAAATTTACCACAGATTCGGGAAAAATCAACAACACTATCGCGTTACCCTCTTTAACTGCCGCTCCGCCCATGCCTCTTCAATGTCAAACCGAACCACCAACGTATCGTAAAAGCGTTTCACTGATTTTTTCCACGTATCAAGCGTGATAGCACTCGTCACTTTGCATATGGCATTAAATGCCTCCGTTGATGGCAGCCTTTCACAGCCACGACCACCACAACGCTGGCAATCTCTGATAACAGGCATACCACGTTTTACCGACTCTTCACGATGAATGGCGACACCACGCCCACGGCAATCCTTACAGGCGGTGGAAACCTCACCCTTTCCGCCACACTCCGGACAGGCAACTTTTACCACCTCCCTGACTTTTTTCCATTCTTCCCAGTAAGACGAATACACACCTTTCGTACACTTTGCCCATACCGGCGGCTTACCATCCGGATACTGGACCTTGTTTGTAAAAACTACGCTTTCAATAAATTTTTCCCCATAGCAACAAGGGCACTGCTTTTTACTCGCTGCGCTGCGGGCATAATCCTCAAAAGCGTACGAAGCCATAATGCGCATCACTACCGGTTTTATTTCTGCCGGAAGTTTTCTCAACGCCGCCACACGATCGCACCGACTGAGTGCATAATCTGCCAGTAATTCTGTTGCCCGCGCCCTGTCATTCATACTGATGCCCATTTTCCCCAGGAACGCAGAAAACCCCATCTCAGCCCGATTCTGTGTCATGCCCTGCGCGGCCATCACATCAGTGATACTCAGCGCATCTTTTGACGTTGAGGCCGATGCATCGGTCAGGCCAGGGGATTTTGGGGAGTAGTATTTCGGTAAATCTTCCAGTTTCATTTTTTGACCTGCTCTT